TTTCATATTTTCCATTTTCTGTGCAAATTCATACTTTAATTTTATTTCTGCATTTTTGTTATAATCTAGTGTGAGTGATCCTATTTTCACAAGCAACAAAAAATTAAAAAACAATTTGTCGTAATTGTTGTTTAATTTTGTTTTTTTATTTTTTCTGAATTTGCTTGACGAAATATTGTCACTTTCTCTTTTGTCACCTTTCGCAAAATGAAGATAAAATTGAGCAAGTGAATGTGTTTCGCAGTTGGACGCCATGAAATATTAGGAAGATTACTATTAATATATATTTAGACTTTACATTATTTATCTAATTCATTTAATGAATCAAGTAAGTTGTTTTTTTTCAATTCTTGTTCATTGAGTTCCTTTTCTTTTTGCTTGAAAAAATTCACATATTTTTCAATATGTTGAATAGTTTCATTATCAATCGTATCCATATTGATAAAGCAACCATTGTTATTTTCAGTTATATTAATACTGGTAGGCGAATTTTTGATTATTTTCAGTATTTCAATGTGTTCTCTTTGTTCCATAGTTTCAATAGTTTCGCATAGATGTTTTAATTGTTCCTTATTCATCTAGTAATCATTTATATCATATAGTTTTTATGTTTAATCTAAAATTATTTATTACCTGATTCACTTCCTTTATTTGTTTTTCTTTCCAATAATTTTGCCTAAAACATAAACAGAAGAGTCGTTAATTTCAAAGCGATATCCAATAACTTGGACTCGTATAATGTCATTTTCTCCGTAAATGTTCTTTCCTGAATAATCTTCTTCTTCCAATTCAGTATTATCATCTTTCATGATGATGTCTTCATTATGCAAACGACTTGCGAACACCGTTACCGGATTGTTTCTGTTATTCGTAGAAATTACCGCTTTAATACCAATCTTTGTAATATTAGATATTTTTGCGAGGAGTTCTTGACCCTCATATGGATTGTATATTTCAAACTCATATAATACATCATATGAAGCATTGGATGAAATGCATTTTGGAGCACTATATTCAATTACTTTAATATGACTTGTGGATATATATCCTTCTTTAGAACACTTGCCAACAATAAACTTCTCTGCATATTCTTTGAATATTTTTTCAATAGAACCACTTAACTTTGCAAAAGGAACAATTATATTTTTATTGACAAGCTGTTTTGTGTAAATAGGTTGATTTTCTAGACTGGTTGGTTTCATTGCGTCAATCTTATTATATTAACCATATACAAATTAAATCAATTTTATTTACAATTTTATAACTTTACAGATCTTTGACATTATTTTCGGCATGTTGAAGTTTATTAATATAAATAATGTTATCTTTAGTTGTAAAAATCTTACTGATAACTTCTAAAACTACAGCAAGTTGCTCTTTGATAAATATTTTTGATACAATTACCTTATTACCAATAATATCATTCAACACAGGATACATATCCTTAGGAATTTCATTTTTAAATACTCTACCCTTGTTTTTTTTACTCTTGTGCATTTCACCAACCCTTTTGATCTTCAATTGATTAGGATTGACCTTGTCTTTTTCATAGTGACCAGTAAAAACTAAATATTTTGAAACTTTGTTGTTATCCATTTTGTTATGTTTCAATATTTTTATGATCATCTCTCGTCCATCTTGTTTTTCACTTTGTGTTATTTTTCTGAACTTTACTTCAGAGTTTGGTTTGTAATATAGTTTTATGTTACTATCAAATAAATTTGATTTATCTCCAATTTCTGCATTTTTATCTGCTAGATCTACCAAAAATAAAATTTTTCCGTCTAAAAAGTCAAAAATGAAATTGTTTTCATAATACTGTTTGACAAAAAAGACAAATTTGTCTTTTTTTGAATCAATATTTTGTTGAAATAAATAATTCACAAGTGACAACTCTTTCTTGAATGGTAATGTTTCTATTAAATGCTCTATTAACCAGTTTCTCTTTTTACGAATATTAATATCTATATTTGGTATTAATTCTTTTAATTTTTCAATTACAAGCGAATAGTTCTCGTAAAAGTCTTTACTCTTGTCTTTCAATTCTCCTTTTGTTATCATTCCAGTTTCAAATTGCAATTTCATCGTCTCTAATAAACGATTAGACGAAACTTTAGATGAATTATTCATCGCCGAAGCGTTCGCACCCAATGACTTGTCAATCAAAAGGTGGTTATTTTCAATTTGCTTTGGTGCCTCTTTTGTAACATCTATCTTCAATGGCTTTTGTTTTAGAGGTCTCATTTTATCATATAATGATGTATACGAATCGTCAAACTCCTGGGGTTGGAATATGTAAAGATTTTTCACATTCATTACATGACCTTTTTTCCCAAACTTATCAGAAATGGTTTCAGTTTTGTTATTGACCAGGTGTGTAAGCGCACTGTAAGTTTTTTCAGGTTCGGTTTCGTTCAAAATAGACAAAAATTCCTCAAACTTATATACATGTTTCTTCAAAAATAGTTTTTTAATTCTTTCAATTAGCTGATTTTTCACTGTATGTAAATAAGAATAAGTACTTTTGTCTTCTTTATCAGTTTTATTCATTAATTTGTTTTTACATTTGTAATCACATTTTTCTTGATAATCGCACACCAAAGAATACGGTTTGTCTTTTACATCAAAATTCTCAATTTTTTGATTTTTTGTTGATATTTCGATTTGTTCCAAAGTTTCTGTCAGATTTGAAAACCCTTTTTGATTTTCATGAACAAGACAATCCACACTCACTGACTTTAATACTTTTTGGACTGATCCAATTTTTCTAGCTTTATCTTCACACCTTCTGTATAATAGTAGATCAATCATTTCTTCTTTTTCATCAACATAACTTCCGTGCATGAATATCTGGCAATTGCGTTTTGCTAAAGGAAGTGCTTTATGACTGCAATTACGGATGGCACGTCCAACAATCTGATCCATACGATTAAGATTATACCACGGCTCAAGAATGTGAACTTGGCGAAGATTTTTGAAATCAATACCTTCACTTCCCGCTTGCGTAATCAAGACAACTTTACATAGTTCTCCATTTTTATTTTCTTCTTTATTTACCACTTTGATTTCTTTGAAGTTGTTCTTACTATAAACTGGATCACCTGTAATCATTGAGTATTTTCCTTCAAATACATTGTTTTCACTTATACGCCTTCCAGAACTAGAAAACAAATTATCACTGACACTCAAACGATTCATACCAAGTTCCTCAAGTGCTAGTGCAATAGGTATAAGACCAGAATCTTTGTATTGAGAATAAATTAATACTATTCCGGTTGAATCAACAATAAGTTTCAAAATTTCTTTTATTTTTGCACTGTATTTTCCTATATTTTCATAATCAAAGATGTTATTGTCTTTATTGATATAACTATATTTAGAATTCTGATCTTTTGCAACAACGCTGAATAACCCGTTTTTACCGTTCAAATATTCACCATCTTTGTCTCCGGGATAACATATATTCAGAGTATATATGGCTTCTTCAAATTCTTTGTATCCTGAAATTAAATCTTCTTCATTATCATTTTTGAATTTTGTTTTCATTTCTGGTGATTTGTGAAATTTTCGTGTAAAATATTGATAGCCTTCTCTTTGAAAATCGCTCATTTTAGATAAATATAAATCCAAGAACTGGATTCCTTCATTGATTGCAATGCCATTGTATTGAGTTTTTGGATATTCGTAATTGAATATACTTGATGGACTTTTGTAATCACGCGGATATACTTTAAACGGAAATATATATGGATTTTCACCACGGACAAACGAGATATATCCATTTGATTTGATAGAAAGATTCAGTTCACCAATTTTTTCTCCTTCGTTACTCATCAAAAGCTCTCCGTTTTTATCAAAAATTTCACTTGTTTTTATTGCCGATAAACCGTCATTGCTGCGCAATATATTTAATAAAAATATAATCTCACGTGAATCATTATACATAGGTGTTCCTGTGAGCAAAATTATTTTGTTCTTTTTCACATGCGTAGTTAGTAATTGAATAGACTTTGCAATTTTTTTGTCTCCTTCGCCACCGTTTATCCGCACATTATGTGCCTCATCAATCACCAGTAAACAATTGCTAAACGTTTCATTTAATTTTTCCTTTACAATTTTCTTGTACCTTTTTTCATCACTTACTTTAACATTGCGAACTATATTCATAATTAAATTGGCAAATTTCTCATATCCCAAAAAATTGTAATGTTTTTGAATATTTTTATAGATCTTTTTTGCGATCATATCTCTAGTCATATTCTGCAGGTCATAATCCTGTAGTTCTTGTAACAAATTTGGTCCGACGCAACTATCTAAGTTCCATATTCCATTTTTCTGAATCAACTTGTCTTCGTCAAATAATTGCAGTCTGAAGTTATCTTGTACATTTGCACTTGATATAATCCATATTTTCTTGAAATCTGTATTATACTTGTGAATATTACGAAATTGTTCGGTCACGCCAATCGCGGTACAAGTTTTGCCTGTTCCCATACCGTGATACAACAAGACTCCGTTGTATGGTGTATTAGGATGAATAAAGTTTTTGATGAACTCTTGATGTGGAGAAAGCGTGAATTCTTGTTGTTGACATAATGAATCTTCTTTATCAAGTGAAACAATGTCTTTCTTCGGAATCAAATATGGATATTTAAACTCCTTTTTTAATGCAATCTTTTTTTGGAATTTTCTATCATCAAAGTTTGGATATTTGTACTTGACTATTAGATTATCTTCTATACTAGCCATATTATCTTATATATACAAGTTATTATTTATCAATAAATGAACTTTTTTTAATACGTTCAATTTTTCATGATTATAGTTTCTAATTTTCAAAATACATTCATCATATGAAAACCATTTCAAATCGCTAATTTCTTCCTTTTGAAAATTGTTTTCACATAGAGATTTTTTATATTCCATTTTACAAATATAATACTTATGTTTATACGATTTAGCATTTGATCCTGTAAATATTTCCTCGATAAAACCAACATTCTTGATCATGATTAAATTTTTGGAAGAGTATCCAGTTTCTTCTTCGAACTCGCGAATAGAACATTCATAATCATTTTCCTTTCCACTTCGCCGTCCTTTTGGAAATCCCCATTCAGGTTCATTCCATTTTACCGATTGCTCAAATAAGTACTTTTTTTCTGTTTTCACATAATTAAATTTTTCATTAATTTTTGAATCAAATTTATCATTTTTCTTATTCCACAGATTTGACCATAACTGTGAATAGTCATTATTCAATATTCCATTAATTTCATAGTAAGTCATTTCTGCAACAAGTTGACGAATGTGAAAATCGTTATAAATGTTAAATTTTCCTCTAAGAAAATCAACATATCCCAGACTATCTTTACGACGAACAAGCAAGTATTCATTTTTTTTTCGGTATGGATTATACCGGTAACAAATAATACCAAAACTCATGATTGGTCGTTTACACGAAAAAAACAAGTGTCCTTGCATACCGCAATTGTTGCACACACTTCTTCTCTTCCATTTTTTTTTATTATCATTTTCATTCAAATTCATATATATTATATTTGATACAAAATGCTATAACTATATGTTTAATTTATTATATTAATATATACTTTATCAGAGAGTGCTATGACCAATTTAAAAATTAACAAATACTTTGTCTGTGAATTACTAGAACACTATCTATCACAATTAGGATTATATTATATTGGTAACAAATCAAATCAAAAGAAAATAGTAGATTTATTTTACAGTTTACCATTTTTCTTTTTTGACCAAACTGTTCAAAGTATACTTTACAAAGTTATACAACGCAATAACATCAAGACATATATTGATTCAAACAAATCCATGAAAATATTATGTTATAATATTTACAAAGATTTTTGCATAAAATTGAATTATCCTTACAAAGATTATGAAGATTTCTACGATAATATCAAATTCAAATTAACAAGTGACAAATATTATATGAAAAAAATAAAGAGAAATCATATTCACAGTTTCATTTTTTCAATTTTGTTTGTAGGAATACTTTCTGTTTATTACTGTCTTTCAAAAAGATTATATCCATAATTATATAATGAGTATAAAATTGTGGATCATTATCATCTGCACATTGATTCTCTACAACATTTACTATGAAAATAATTTATTAACGAAACTGAAAAATTACAAGAAATATTACAAAATGTTGATTGTAATCATTATGGGATTTGGGGCAATATCTGTTGTGAACAAATCACCGGCAATGAGTTATGACAATATGAAATCCTTGCAGGAATTTATTCAGGTTATGCCAATTGACAAACAGTCAAAAGATATATTAACCCCTTTTCTTTCCTCTCAGCCTGGATTTACCAACACGAGAGAACAGGCATCTATCCGAAAAATAGAAAATTCAGGTTCAAAAGGTACTAAAAGAAGCGTCAGTGAAACAAAAAAAAAATATGTTGCATCTCAACAAAATTGGACATGTAATAAATGTAATCAAAAACTTAATCATACATTTGAAGTAGATCATAAGATTCGCCTTGA